ATTGGCTAAGGTTAGTGGGTAATATTGATTACACTGAAAATGATGTGCATTCAGATACAGACAGTTTTACATTCAATTATTCAAGTATGTTGTCTCCAACAGGTGATGTATTGCCAGGATTCTGGCGTTCAGTTTACAAAATGGCATATGACACTGATAGACCGCACATAACACCTTGGGAAATGTTAGGATTTACAGAACAGCCCACTTGGTGGGAAAGTGTGTATGGTCCAGCGCCTTACACCAGTGATAACCTTGTGCTATGGCAAGACCTACAAGATGGAGTTATTAGGGAGCCAAATAAAAGTGCAGTGTTCGTTAAAAAATTTAAAAGACCTGGTCTAACAGGACATATACCTGTTGATAGTTCGGGAAATTTATTAAGTCCATTAGAAAGTAATTTTGCAAAACAATATGTGTTAGAACCCACTAAAAATAGTTTTGTGTTTGGAGATGAAGCACCAGTCGAAACTGCATGGCGTAGAAGTTCAAATTATCCTTTTGCTTTAATGACAGGATTTTTGTTGAATAAACCAGCCAAGTTTATGGGAGTTGCGTTTGATAGATCTAGAATAAAGAAAAATAGTGCAGGTCAGTTGGTTTACAGTAACACTAACAATCGAATAAGCACAAAAAATTTAATTTTTCCTAACACAGTGAATGATACAGACAAAGTGTCTACAGCAGGATTGACCAACTACATCGCAGAATATGTAAATGTTGTGGATTTGCAAAATTACACAGAATACAAACAATTAGTAAATTCTTTGGAACCAAGATTGGGTTTCAAAGTAAGAGGATATACTTCTAAAGAAAAATTTAAAATTAAATTAGACAGCAAAACAACCACTGCATCTACAAACGTTTTTGTACCTGAAGAAGATTATACAATTGCTTTTAACAGTAGTGCACCAATAGACAACTACACTTACAGTGGGTTGATAATTGAAAAACAAGGTGCAGGTTACATTGTAAGAGGGTATGATAGACTAAATCCAACATTTAAAATTTTACCATCAATCAAAACATCTGTAGATCCAAACACCACAGTGGGAGGTGTCAGTGCAAATTTTGTTGAATGGGAAGCCGAAAAATATTACGTCAAATCTGCATATGTAAAATATGATCGTAGTTTTTATGCTGTGTCAGAAACACATTCTTCAACACAAACATTTGATTCTACAAAGTTTACAAAATTAGCAACTTTACCACTTGAAGGAGGGGTAACAGTAGCAATTAGAAAAAACTTTAGTAATATTGTACAACAAGTTCCTTATGGCACTGTGTATAAATCTGTACAAGATGTTTCTGATTTTATATTGAGCTATGATGCTTATCTAAAAAGTTTAGGTTTTAAGTTTGATCAATTTGACGAACGTTTAGAAAAAGTTGCCAATTGGAGATTAAGTTTACAAGAATTTTTATTTTGGAGTACACAAAACTGGCAAGCAGGTTCAGTAATTAGTTTGAGTCCGTCCGCTACTAAATTAGTGTTAGACAGTAGTTTTTCAACAGCAGACAATTTGTTTGAATTAAGAAGTCAATATGAAATTTTAAAAGAAGACGGTAGAAAAATTGAGAAAGAAAAATTAAGAATTGTTAGACAAGATAATCATTTTGAATTGATCACAAAAAACACTGTAAATGGAATATATTTTGCTCGTATTCCTGTAGTACAAAAAGAGCATGTGTGTATATTAAACAATACAACAGTGTTCAATGATGTGATTTATCAACCCGAAGCAGGGTACAGACAAGAAAGATTAAAAGTGCTTGGATACATTTCTGCAGATTGGAATGGAAGTAGCAGTGTACCAGGTTTTGTGTTTGATAAAGCCACAGTTGAAGATTGGACTCCTTTTAAAAATTACACTGCATCAGCATTGATCAAATACAAACAGTATTATTACTCTGCAAAAAACAAAGTGGAAGGCAGTGCAGATTTTGACAGTAAAAAATGGGTTAGATTAGATGAAAGACCAGAATCAAAATTAATACCGAATTTTGATTACAAAGCACTTCAGTTCACTGACTTTTATGATTTAGAAACAGATAATTTTGACATTGAACAGCAAAAAATGTCACAGCATTTAATGGGTTACCAACCTAGAAATTATTTGACCAATATCATAAACGATGATGTGAGTCAATACAAGTTTTATCAAGGATATATTAGAGAAAAAGGAACACGCAACAGTTTAGATAAACTGTTTAAAGCACTGACCAGTGCAGATAAAGAAAGTGTAGAATTCAATGAAGAATGGGCAATACGTAAAGGACAGTTCGGAGCCAGTGAAGCATATCAAGAAGTAGAATTTGCTTTAGACGAATCTGCTTTTAGATTAAACCCTCAACCAATTGAATTGAGTGAAACTTCAAATGTTAACAACACAGATTTACGTATTACTATTCCTCAAAATGATGTATACTTAAAAAGTGCTGAATACAATGGTAATCCATTTCCAGCAAAGTTTATAGACAGTTCTGTGCTTCAGAGTGCAGGCTATGTGGACCTAGAAGATGTGGATCACACAGTGTTCGAATACAAAGACCTAGCAAATTTAGAAGCCAACAATATTTTTGCAGATCAATACATTTGGTCAGGCTACAACAATAGACTGTGGAATGTGTATAAAATTGTAAACAGCGGAGCAACCAGTACACAAATTACACTGAATGAATCAAATATCACAATAACATTAGATCAAGGCATTAGTGTGTCCAATGATGAATTTGTTGTTTTGGTGTTTGCAGAACAAAAATTTATTTGCAAAGTGATCAGCAACAGTGTGAACACATTGTTGGTGGAACTTAATCCGGACGTTCCTGATGATGAGGACGCACAAATTTTAACTTTTGCAGAATCCAGACTTGCATCAGCAGATCAAATCAATAACATTGTTAACAATAGAGGGTTGCAAGAGAATGACACTTTTTGGATCGACGAGTCAGATGCTAATCGTTGGGCAGTGGTAAAAAATAATTCTGTTTATAAATCACATCAAGAAATAAGCAACACAAAGAATACAGATACACAATTCGGTAAGTCAATCAGTGCCAACAGCAACAACACTTTGCTTGCCATTTCTGCACCCACTGAATCTGAAGGAAAAATTTATGTGTACGAAAAAGGCACAGAAACAGGACAATACAGTTTATTACAAATAATAGATTCTCCTGTTGAAAATATTTTTGCCACCGATAGTCAAACATTTGATACTGGAGTTGAATATGGTAGAACATTGGCATTGAGTGACGATGGTTTACATCTAATGGTAGGTGTGCCTAATGCTTCTAATATTAGAACTAATTTTGAAGGTACATACGATCCAACAGTGACATACGATGTTAATCAAATTGTGTTGTACAAAGAACAATTGTGGAAGGCATTGAATACAATTTACAGCAGAGATGACAGTGTGGACTTCAACAGTTTTGACAGTCATGTTTTTGCTTTTGAATCCACTTACAATCCAAATTTATTTCAATACTTTAACACAACAAACCTTGTGATTGGTGATCATGTATTTCCAAATGTGCCAACTCAACACATGTTGATCAGAGCCAGTAGAGAACAATTCACAGGCACAGCAATAGGTGACAAATTACAATTGAAATGGAACAAATACACAACAATATATCCAAATGGCAGAGAACCATTTGGTGGCGAGTACACTGCACAGAACATTGATTCTTCTTTTTTAACAGGCGAACATGCGATTGTTTACAAAGTTGAGAAAATGTTTGTGATTGAAGAAACAGTGAATGATCCTGAAGTCAATGACATTGTGTACACAGGTTCAGGTGAAGCACGTATTGTTTACATCAGAAGAGAAGGAACACGTACTTTATTATATGTAAATCAAATCACAGGTGCTTTTGCTGAAGCAGATAACTTATTCACAGGTGTGGAGTTGCCTGTTGGAGCATACACAACTCCATTTAATGAAGATGTTGAATACAACGCAGGTTGGTGGTACATAGAAACTCCGTTTAACCAAATACCATCTCCAAGCAGTTATCCAACTGATTCAGATGTTGAAAACAATGTGTTGGCAGATGTAAATCCAGCTCTAGTGATCAAAGATATTATTAAAAATCAAGAATCAAGGTCAGTAAAAACTTTTGTTAACAGTTTAGACACTGTGGATGCAAAAGCAAACACACAACCTGATCACCCTACTGAATCCAGTGAAGTAGGAATAATGACATACAATCAAGAGTTTGTGGTGTCTGGTTCTGGAGAATCCCAAGGATTAAAAACCAGCAAACTTTGGTATACCAGAGCAACTGCTTCTATTGTGTTTAATAAAGTTGCATATGATGATGGTGTTGGAGAAACAGAAAACAACACAGTAAGCATGTGGTTCAACACAATCAGAGATGAAGATGGCGATAGATTTGATCCAACCACAATAGGATTAAGTTTCGACGATTTGAATAAAAAACAAAGAATTAAAGACATATGGAATGGAAAAATTTTAGTTCAAGCCCAACCTGATCCTAATGGCAATTTCTATATTCCGACAGTGGGAGATATTGTTTTAGACAATACCACTAGTAACACAGGAGAAGTTGCTTATGTTAGAACAGTTGGCTTTAATGAAGTAGAATTGTTTATTAAAAACAAAACAGGAACATTTAGATTAGGTAGTCAATTTACCGAACCAGGAAATTTGACAATAGTGGGTGCCCCAAATAGACAGATTGGAGCAATATTAAAAACTGAATTTGAAAATCAATCTGCTGGTTCTCTTTTCGTTTTTGAAGACGATAATTTTTTAACACCTACAGATAATTCAGAAAATGTTTACGAAACTGTTGGAAAAGAGTATTGGTTATGGAATGAAATAACAATACAAGGAACTAATCGTATTGCAAATGTTCCTAGTAAAATTAACAAAGATTGGCAACAAGTTTACAACATACCACTGGGAGAAGGTTCAGCCACAGGAGGAACAAATGAAGGTGCCCTTGTTATATACAGTCGTACACCTGGATCACAATTTGTTTTAAATGGTGTGTTCACTGTGCCTGAAACTGAAACTAATTTAAGATTGGGCAGTAGAATAAAATTTGCTAGAGTATCTGGACAATTGTATGCCTACGTGTCTGCAGAAGGAAATAATCAAGCATTGCTTCCGGGTTCTGTACATATTTTCAAATTACAAAATTCACAATGGATATTAGCGAAAGACGAAAATTACAAAGGACCATTCAATGACAATGTGCCTTACTATTCTGATGACATTGTGTTTAGTGGTGAATATTTCTACCAAGCACAAACCAATGTGGACGCAAACAGTGATTTATCTTCACAAGCATGGACACAACTTGATTCCAGTGTTGGCTACAGAAATGTTATCCCAAACACTGAACAAATATTACATGATAGCAGTGTGTTGGTACAACCACTAGGAGATTCATCAATAACCACTAATGGACTTGTAAAATTTGCAAAAACTTTTGATGTATCTAAAAACGGTGCAGTGATTATTACCAGTGATGAGTACAGTGGAAATTCAACAGACTTGCACGTGTTCAGACTGAAACAAGGACATTACGTTTACACACAAACATTATTTCCTCCACATAATGAAACATCTTATGGCACATCTGTGTCTGTCAGTGATGATGGTAATTTAATTGCTGTAGGTTCACCGGGTGATGACACCAACAATACAGATTCGGGATTGGTTTACATATGGAAACAAAACAATGGCGAGTTTGAATTATCACAAACACTGCGAACACCTGAATCAGCACAATCAGAAAGATTTGGTGATAACTTAGATTTCGATGGCGACACTTTGATAGTGACAAGCAGTAAAGGAGTGGGCACTGTACACGTATTCAATAACATAGATGGCAAATTGTTGTATGGAGAAAAATTTAGTTATTATGCAGACAGTACAATAGATTCTTTTGGAGACAATTTTGTGGTTAGAAAAAACCACATCACATTGGCATTACTTGATTTACAACTTACAGGAACAGGTGTGGGCACAGTCCTTGACTACAGAAGAGACAACACAACTTCTTGGAGAAAAATTAGACAGCCACATGATACAGTAAATTTAGATAAAATCAAATCAGTATTTTTATATAATAAAAAAACAAATGAAATCTACACCACATTGGATTATGTAGATGCATTGCAAGGAAAAATAATTGGACCAGCAGAACAAGAAATCACATACAAAACTCCATTTGATCCTGCTGTGTACAACACAGGCACTTTGGGAAATATAGACACAACCAATCATTGGAATAGTGATCAAGTGGGAAAAATATGGTGGGACATATCTAAAGCAAGTTACAAATATCCATATCAAAATGATTTAATTTACAACAACAATAATACTAATTCATTATTTGCAGGAGCATCTATCGATGTGTACGAATGGGTAGAAAGTATATACAAACCAAGTCAATGGGACGAACTATCTTCGGGAGAAAATGGAGCATCTTTGGGAATATCAGGAACAACTAGATATGGCGATGATGCATATGTAATTTACAATAGATATGACAGTATTGCTCAAAGCAAACTTCCTTTATATTATTACTGGGTAAAAAATAAATCAGAAGTACCAAACAGAGAAGGTAGAAAAATCAGTGCCGAAACTATTGCTAAACTAATTGAGAATCCTCAACAGCAAGGCATGAAGTACATTCAATTCTATGGACCTAACAAATTCGGATTGGTAAACTGTGCAGATTTACTAGACAACAAAGACACTGTGTTGAGTGTAAGATTCTGGACCATTGACAACACCAGTATCAATGTACACACAGAATATCAACTGATGACTGAAAATGATGAAAACAGCGTGCCGTCAGCAGACATAGAAACAAGTTGGTTTAACAGTCTTGTGGGCAGTGATGCTTTTGGAAATTTTGTACCAGATATAGATTTAAGTGAAAAATTGAGATACGGTACATTGTTGCGTCCAAGACAATCATGGTTTAAAAATAGAATAGAAGCATTGAAACAATTTGTAGAAAGAACTAACAGTGTGTTAGTTCAAAATTTAATTGCAGACACAAGAGATATTTCATCGCTTTTACAAATTGAAGATGCACCTAGCACTAATACTAATCTGTTTGACAAAACTGTAGACAGTGTGGACGATCTAAATTTCGTTGGAATTGCCAACATATCAACAGCATCTTTGAATATCAGTGTCGAAGACGGAAAAATTATGTCGGTGACAGTGACGAATCCAGGTGCAGGATACACCAGAGTGCCAGCAGTAGAAATTATTGGCAAAGGTAATGGAGCAGTGATTGAAATCACTATTGACAGTCAAGGAAAAGTGGATTCAGCCACAGTTAAAAAACAAGGATCGGGCTATCAGCAATCAACAACAGTGAATATAAGAAACTATGCTGTGTTGGTATCCAGTGACAAAAACTTGGGCGGCAAATGGGCTATATATGAGTTTAACGGCAAAGAATGGAACAGAACTAAAACACAAAGTATCAATGTCCAATTGTATTGGGATTATGCAGATTGGTATGACACCGGTTACAATCAATTTACTGCAATAGATTACAGTGTCCTTCAATCTTATGAATTACAAGGACTAGATGATCAAATCGGCGAAGTAATAAAAATTCAAAACGTTGGATCGGGTGGTTGGTTATTGTTAGAAAAAATTGCAAATGTCAACACTGACGATTATACTCAAAACTACAAAACTATTGGAAAACAAAATGGAACAATACAATTAAAAACTAACTTATATGATTTTAGTAATACATTGGGTTACGAAAGTGCCGGCTACGATACTTTGTATTATGATGCTATTCCAACATTGGAAACAAGAATAATACTAGAAGCAATTAGAGACAAATTATTAATAGATGATTTAAAAGTTGAGTACAACAAATTGTTCTTCAGCAGTTTAAGATACAGTTTAAGTGAAAACAAAATAAATGATTTTGCAATCAAAACAAGTTTTGTTAAAGCAAAACACAACGTTGGTGAATTATCTCAAAAAGTTACATTCAACAACGATAATCTTGCAAATTATCAAGATTACATCAATGAAGTCAAACCGTACAAAACCAAAGTGCGTGAATATGTTAGTACCTATGACAAAACTGATCCAGCCAATATTCAAACAACTGATTTTGATATAGCACCAAGATACAATTCAGCCAATCAAATACAACCAATCAGTGCTGTTGTAAAAGACAGTGCAATTGTTGGCACAATAGCAGATACGTATCCAGACAAGCATTGGAAAGACAATGTTGGTTTTAAAGTTACTTCAATCACAGTGGCAGACGGTGGCACAGGATATGGACAAAATCCTCAAATAACAATCACAGGTGGTGGTGGATCAGGTTGTACAGCCAAGCCAATTGTGAGAGCTGGAGTTATCACACGTGTAGATATTTTGACACAAGGAAGTGGATATTTGTCAGCACCTACAGTGACTATACCAAATTTTAATGATGACGGAACCACAGCAAGATTGTATGCTGTATTAGGAGATTCTTTAATTAAATCCACACACATCACTACAAAATTTGATAGAATAGCCAGACTGTTTACAACAGAGAATTCTACTAAAGATGTTTTAACAAAAACTGAAACTTTTGAAGGTGGTACAGGACAAATAAACTATGATTTAAAATGGCCAATGAATATCACCAATAGCAACACAGTTATCAAGGTCGATGGCTTACAAGTGCTTGATACTCAATTTTCTATAAAAAATGTTAAAGATACAACAAAAAGTTATGCAAGATTCAAAGGCAGAATAACTTTTGAGCAACCTGTTGCTGTAGGCTTATCGATAGAAATACAGTATAACATTGATCCAGACATGCTTCAAGCATTTGACAGAATTGAATTGTTTTATGAACCAACATCAGGTATGCCAGGCAAACAGTTATCTCAATTGGTTGATGGTGTGGACTACGGTGGAGTAGAAATTCAAAGTTTAGATTTTGTTAATGCTTCAGGATACGACAATGATTCTAAACCTTACATGACAGGTGCATGGGACGTGTATGATGAAAGTTTCGAAGATGAAACTTTTACAGTGGATGGAAGTACCACTGCGTTACAACTACAACGACCTTTAGAAAATGGTGTTGTTTACAACGTTTATAGAAATGGCACAAGAATTGACGATCCAAATTATCCATCAGATGGGTCAACACCTATTCTAAATTCTAATGCAATTATGACCAGTATCACAGGAGATGGTACCACACAGATAATTGATTTAGTTTCACTTGGAGTACCTGTTGTAGACAATGATGTGATTGAAGTGAGAAAGTCAACCAGTGACGGCAGTTTCCTAGCAGATCCTACAGCATATGATACTTTGATGGAAGGTGGAAATTTGAGTTATACCACAGCCACAGGAACAAAAGCAGAAGATATCAATGTGGACGGTGATGGTTTTATCACTGCAACAACATCAAAAGGCCCTGAGGAACTTGTACCAGGACATGTGTTTGATACTTTAGACATTCAAGTTTTTGATAGAGGCGGAGAAACAGGATCAAAAATAAGCAGTTACAATCATGTTGGTGATGGCGCTACTGTAGAATATGCTTTCCAAGATTACCCACAAAGTGTTGACGCTGTGTTTATCACAATTAATAATGTGATGATAGACAGAAGTGAATACACTGTTGATTTCCAAAATAAAAAAATAATATTTGACACTGCACCAGCAACAGATTCAAAATTGAATTATGTCACAATGAGTAACAATGGAGAATCTATTTTAGATATAGATACACTAATGGGTGATGGTTGCACAGTTGACTTCCTTACAAGAGCAACATATTCAGATTCTTTCAGTGTGTATGCAACTGTTAATGGTGTTAGAACCACAGACTTTACCACTTTTGAAAGTGATGAAAATTATAGTGACGATAAAAGAATAGTGATAAGATTCAATGTTGCACCAGCCAGCAGTGATGTTATATCATTTGTGGTGTATGCAAGTGTCAGCAAAACATTTAGTGAAGTGTCGCATGATCAGTTTGTAGCAGATGGAAGTTCAACTTCTTATGCATTGACTCAAACACCATTCAATGCAACTCCACTTGGACACAACACAATTGTTGAAGTGAATGGTCTGGTTTTAAATCCAGGATTTAGTTATGAGTTCACAGTAACCAATGCAATTGAATATGAGTTGCCAAATTGGCAACAAATACCTGGTTCTGCAGGAGCTCAAGATGTGAAAGTTTATGTTAATAATGTAGAATTACAATCCAATCAGTATAGATGGAATCCAGGTAACTCCAGTGTGTCATTACAAATTGGCACTGCTGTGGCAGGCGATTTACTGAAAGTGTTTGTGTTGTCCGATGGCGATTATCAAATTGACAGTGATGGTAATTTATTACTCGATTCAGTACCATCTCAAGGACACATAATTAATGTAACTCAATTTAGTAATCATGATGTACAGAAAATTGAAAGAATTAATTTTGATGTAGTTGCTAGACAAACTATTCAAGTTGATTCGGAAGACTATTATACCTTGAATCAATTGCGAAATGGTAGAATTAAATTGAGAAGACCAGCCAGTGATGCACAATACGTTTGGGTTTTTGTTAATGGATTAAAACTTACACCTAGTGTTGATTATAAAGTGACCAATGATCAAATGTATATTAAAATTGGGACGCCAATAGCAGACAACGATCAAATTGATCTTGTTCATTTCAGTTCACCTAAATTTGTTACAAAATTTGGATTTAGACAATTTAAAGATATGACAAACCTTACCACTTACAGAAGGTTAGGTAATGATAGAAGATATTATCTTGCCCAGCCATTGAACTATTACGATAAAACAATTGAATTGAATACCACAGATGGATTACCAACACCTAGCACCAGCCAACTAAATCCTGGTGTATTGTTTATAGATGGTGAAAGAATAGAATATTACAGAATAGATGAAGGAAATAAAGTGAGTCAATTGAAAAGAGGTACTAAAGGTACTGGTATCAAGGAAACTTATGAAATCACCACAGAAGTTTTTGAGCAGAGTGCTAATCAGACAGTGCCATACAAAGATCAAACAATAACTCAAACATATATTTTTGATGGTTCAAACAGCACATTTGAGTTGGGTTGGGCCGCTAAAAGTGTCAATGAATTTGAACTGTTTGTTGGCGGAGTAAGAATGCGTAAAAATGCTATTCAGTCCTTTGATGTGACCAAAGATCAAGACAGTCCAGAAGCGGATATCACCCTGCCTGCAGAGTATTCAGTGACAAACATCAATGACAACGAAACTACATTCACCGTGACTAACACTGAAAATCTGCCTGTTGGTACAAAAATAACAGTTATTAGACGTGTTGGTCTGATTTGGAATGAAATTGTTGACCAAAACACCACAAAAACACTAGCACAATCTAATAATAGCATAGGAAATTTCTTACGAGAAAAAGAAGTGACTCTGCCGCAATAAATACAAGGAGAAAACAATTATTATGACACAAATTAGAGACAAAAACGGAGTTAGCATTCAAGGGCATATTAAGATACATGACCCTGAATCGGGCAAGGTTTATGTGAATAAACGAAACGCCATCCACTATGAAAATATGAGTGTGGCATTGGCTGAATCAATTGCTAATGCAGGAAAAGGATTTATAAATTCTATGGCATTTGGTAACGGTGGAACGTCAATAGATCCAACAGGTATTATCACATACTTGACCCCAAACAGCACAGGCACAAATGCCAGTCTTTACAATCAAACTTACACAAAAATTGTTGATGATAGATCAGTGTCAAATCTAGATCCACAAAGAAATAAGATTGAAACAAGACATTTAAGCGGAACAAATTACACAGATGTCTTGGTTACTTGTTTGTTAGATTATGGTGAGCCCAACGGACAAGATGCTGTTGATAATGCAACAAATTCTGAAGGTACATATGTTTTTGACGAATTAGGTTTAGTGAGTTACAGTGATTCAGGCACAGGAAATTTATTAACACATGTGATATTCCACCCTGTTCAAAAATCATTAAACAGACTGATTCAAATTGATTACACAGTGAGAATACAAAGTTTATCTGGTTTACTAGGAGAATAGTATAGATGCCATACACTATAAAATTTACTGACGAAACAAACAAAGGTTCTATCACTATAGATGATGGAGTGGCAAACACAGAAACGTCATTAAGTATTCCAGGAAAAAATTCCAACAACTATGGACAAGTAATTGGTGAAAACTTTTTACATTTATTAGAAAATTTTGCTAGAAACTCTGCACCTTCAAGACCAATCGAAGGTCAATTATGGTATGATACAACTCCAGGAATAAACCAATTAAAAGTTTATGATGGCACCAACTGGGTTTCAAGTGGCGGTTTAAAAAAAGGTGGAAACCAACCAGGAGCATCAGAAAGTATCACAGGAGATCTTTGGGTAGACACAGGTAATCAACAACTTTATTTGTTTACAGGCACAGGATGGATTTTAGTAGGTCCTGAATTCAGTACTGGATTATCTAGCGGAACAAAACCTGAATCTATTGAAGGTACAGATGATCTACAACATTCAATAGTAAAAATTCAAGTGGCAGGCAAAGTTGTAGCAATTTTGTCATCAGAAGCATTTACTCCTAAATCAAACATTGCTGGATACAGCAGTTTAAAACCGGGCATCAATCTAAGTCTTGCTGATGTCGAAGGAGACGGTGTTCCTAAATTGTACGGCACAGCAGAAAAAGCCGATGCTCTTGTGGTAGGCAATCAAACAGTTCCGTCAAACAATTTTTTAAGATCAGACACAACCAGTTCATCAGATTTTGGATTAAGAATAAAAAATAATTCAGGTATTGAAGTTGGTTTAAGTGGCACACTTAAATTGAGTGTGGAAGGACAAGCAGGAGTATTAAGTCATCAAACAGCAGGAGCCAACATAGACTTTAAAGTAAATGATGGTGGAGTTAGTAGAACTGTGATGCGTGTTGATTCAACACAAAAAGTTGGAATAAACACAACTGCTCCTAGACAAGAATTAGAAGTGGCAGGAAATGTTCAAGCAACGGGTAAAATAATTGCAGACAGCACAGAAGATTCTACAAGTGTTGGCACAGGAGGATTAACCACTGCTGGAGGTTTAGGTGTAGCAAAAAATTTATACGTAGGAAACAGCATACAATCAAATGGAAATTTAAACATAAATGCAATATTGCCTAATAGTAATTTACAATACAGCATTGGTACCACAGATAAACAATTTTTAAATATTCATGCAAATACTTTTTACGGTGCATTTAACGGCAATCTAAGTGGCTCTGTAAATGGAGTTGCCACACAGGCGAATAAATTTACAAGTGCTACAACTTTTGCAATGGATGGTGATGTTTCAGCAAACAGTTTTACGTTTGATGGCTCAACCGGTGGAACTTTAAAAACTTTTACCACTTCAATTTCAAATGCTTTCATTTCAAACAAACAAAGCACCGATGCATCACAAAACACAGACGAGTTGTTGATCAATAGAACAGAAGGTTCAACAGGATTATTTAGAACCACAGTGAAAACTATTGTGGATACTGTGCCTACACCACCAGTTGGTAGTGTGATGGCGTTTGCAGGAGCAAATTCACCAACAGGATGGTTGTTGTGTGATGGTTCAGAAGTGAATAGATCAACGTATGCCACTTTGTACAGTGTGATTGGTTTGCAATATGGAACACCATCCACAACCAGTGTGTTCAAATTACCAGATTTAAGAGGAAGACAAGTGCTAGGAAAAGACAACATGGGCGGAACAAGTGCAGACATCACAGTGGATGTTGCGGCAGACAGTTTAGGTGGATTTGGCGGAGCAGAAACAAAAAATATTACTAAAGAACAACTTCCAGATCACGAACACAATCTAAGATCAGACAATCAAGATCAATTTTATGTTACAAGAAATATTGCAGATGCACCTACAGATCCAGAAGTAATTCAATACAACGGACCAACAGGCATTAACACTGCTCAGGCTTTGTCATCATCAGGTGGAATATCAGGTGCAACTGGAGAAACATTCAACGTGATGGATCCATTTTTAACTTTGAATTACATAATTTACGCAGGAGCAACAGCATAACATGTCATACAAATTAAACAAAACTGATGGAAGTATTCTTACTGATTTAGTAGACGGCACAGTAGATACAACCAGCAGTGATCTTACACTGATTGGAAAAAATTACAGTGGCTTTGGCGAATTTTTAAATGAAAACTTTATCAAAGTTTTAGAAAACTTTTCTAATTCATCAGCACCATTAAATCCTATCAGAGGACAGTTGTGGTATGACACTTCAGAAAATAAATTAAAGATTTACAACGGAAGCCAATTCACTTCTAGTGGTGGAACCACAGTGTCTGCAACCATACCTAATGCAGTTGCAGGTGACCTTTGGATTGATACTGCAAGACAGCAGTTGTATTTCTTTGACGGCACAGGTAACCCAATACTGGCAGGCCCTGTTTATTCTAGCACTCAATTAAAATCAGGATTTGATGTTATCAGTGTGTTAGACACACAGAATCAAACACGCACAGTGGTTATGTTTTATGTGCAAGGCGCAGTTGCAGGTGCATATTCTAATGTGGTGTTTACACCAGCAGTGAGCAACAGAGAATTATTAACAGACTTTGTTACAGATTCAAATCCAACAGCAACACTACAAAAAGGATTTAATGCTGTGGATGACACTTTTAAATATGTAGGAACAGCCACTAAAGCAGAAGCATTATTAGTAAATCAAACAACAGTACCAGCAACCAGTTTTTTAAGAGATGATGTAGACGACATCACGCAAGGATCTTTAACTGTACAAAACAATAACGGAATCACAGTTGGATTAAACAATGACGGATCATTAAAAGTTGAGTCGGGTGCTTTAGTTTTAAGAAACAACAGGACAAATGCAGATATTAAATTCAAAATAGATAGAAGCGGTGTAGTTAATACTGCAATTCATATTGATGCAAGTGAAAAATATTTTGGAATTTGGAAAGAAAACCCAACAACTAATCTTGATGTTGATGGTAGTGTAAGAATTTCAGGAAACTTAACTGTTGAAGGCGAAACAACTTCGATTGAAGTTGAAAATCTACGTGTAAAAGACAAAAACATTGGATTGGGTGTCGATGAATTAGATGCACCTGTTGAAAATGATGCAGGTATAGATGGTGGCGGGATAGATTTATTTTCAACTTCAAACAATCACAAGACTTTAAGATATGCCTATGATGCCAATGTTGCAACAGAAAGATGGGAATCAAATATCAATTTTGGTGTTGCCACTGGTAAAGCATTCAAAGTTGGTGCTGATGATGTGTTGAGTGGAGATACATTAGGCACTGGTGTTGTAGATTCTAGTTTACAAACTGTTGGAATTTTATCTAATTTAAGAATAGGAAATCCTGCTGTACCAGGAGATCCACAAGTTGTAGTTACCGGTGCGTCAAGATTAATTAGTACATCTTCAGGCTCATTGAGTATTGGAGCAAACAATAATATTATACAAATTCAAAGTTCAGCAAGAATCACCGGCCTAGGTGACCCAACAGGCAACACAGATGCCGCTACCAAAGGTTATGTGGACGGTAGAGCAATAATCGGTGTGCAATTAGATATTTCATCATTGAGCAACAATGACCTTGGCAGTAACTATCAAGGTGTTGCTGACATATTACAAGACTTATTTCCTACACAAGGTTATCCTGTTGGAGGAGAACTTGAGACTCCAGGCAACAGACCTGGTATTACAGATTCATTATCCAGCAGTTCAATACCAGCCAGAGCCGAAGGTGCTTTAGCAAGAGTGTTAGCAGTGGATTATGGATCAGGTGGTGGAGTAACTATTTCAGGAGCAGATTTAGACACAGCAATTGACACATTTACTATTGCTGTTGACAGAACAATCACATCCAATCCAAAGATAATCACATCAATTGAGTTGGGTAATCAAATTGGTGGACTAACAGTGACACGAATAACCTGTGCTTCTGCACATGGCTATGAAGCAGGTGAAACTGTGACAATTTCAGGTGCTAACGTTGACGCAATCAACGATGGATTGGGAACAAACACAGCATTGAATGGCACACACACAATTGAAAGTGCTGAAGTGATAGGCGATGCGGCATTTGTAAAATTAGACATCAATTTAGACACATCAGCAGGAAATCTAGTTAACAACTATTCACCTAGCAGTGGAACTATAGAAAGAGTGCCTGTTTTAGGAAGTGCGAACAAATCTGTGATTGAATCAATAGGATTTAACAATTTATCAGGTAATATTTCAATTACGCCAAGTAGAACACTGTTGCAATTTGGAGTGGTTGGCGGAGTATGGGTGTTTGACAGGGTGATTACCCCTACAACTCCTTATTAATTTGTTATAAATACAAGGAGAGATACTAATATGGCATATGTAATAAACAAATTTGATGGAACACTGTTAGCCACAGTAGACGATGGCACAATAGATCAAACAACCAGTCTGCGTTTTGTAGGTAAAAATTATGCTGGTTATGGTGAAATACAAAACGAAAACTTTTTACACTTATTAGAATCATTTGCAAGTTCAAACAGTCCAGCCAGACCAGTAAGTGGTCAGTTGTGGTTTGATGCAGGTACAAATAAATTAAAATTTTACGACGGCACAAAATTTAAAACAACAGGTGGAGCAGAAGTTTCTGCTACAACACCAACAGGATTGGTCACAGGTGACTTTTGGTGGGACACATCAAACGAACAGTTGTACGCATACAACGGAACATCTTTCACATTGGTTGGACCACAAGGTGTAGGTGACGCTGTAACTCAATTAAGAAGTAGAACAATCACAGACACAACAGATGTTTCTAGATTGATTATCGAAGCAGTTGTAAACGATGAAGTGATTTATGTAATTTCACAAAATGAATTCACAATTTCAACAGCAGATCCTGCCAACGTAATCACAGGCTTTGATGTTATAAGAAAAGGTTTAACACTTAAAAACACACAAAATTCAACAAATGGTGTTACATCTACAACTCATCAATTTCATGGAACAGCATCAAACACATTGAGATTTGGTGGAAAATTACCTTCAGAATTTTTAACTTCAGGTGGACAAAGTGTGTTTCAAGGACTTGCAAGATTTTCTGACCAAGGATTTTTAGTTGGTGATGATGGTGATGCAAGATTTGATATTCAAAATGATAACGAAGTACACATTGCCAATGAAGTAGGTGACGAAATTGTATTCAAAGTAAACGCCGCAGGTCCAGTAACAGAAATTTTAAGAATAACCACAGACGGCATTGAGCCAAGTGCAAGTGGTATTAGAACAGTAGGTACATCAGTAAATCCTTGGGACGAAATGCACAGTTCAGCATTCAAAGGTAATGCAGATTCGGCAACAGGAATAAAAGCAGGTGCAACTGTGTATGCAGGCAGTCAAGCCGCAGTGGCTAACACAACACCTTTGCGTGATGCTTCAGGAAATATTTCTGCAGTGGTATTCAACGGTATTGCTTCGCAAGCCAACTATGCTGATTTGGCAGAGAAATATTCAACAGACAAGAAATATGAAGTGGGCACAGTGATGACCATTCAACAATCTGGCACAGCAGAAATGACAGCGTGTGATGAAAACAGTCAACCTGTAGGAGTTATTTCAGAAAGTCCAGCATTTTTAATGAACAAAGATGCAGATGGACAAGCAATTGCTTTGGTAGGACGTGTACCAGTCAAAGTGCTTGGTGCAGTTAAAAAAGGTGCCAAATTGTATGCTAATGTTTCAGGAACAGCATCAGTTGATGGTAATCAAAATTATTTGGTAGGATTTGCATTAGAATCAAATCAAGAAGTTTCAATAAAGACAGTAGAGGTCATGCTGAAATTATAATTACTAATAAAATACCATGGCAATAATAACAGCAGAAAGATACAACAATTTACGAAGCACAGTGGATTCAGTTTTAGGAGTAGGAACTGGTAACTCTGGGTATGGTGAAACTCTTGCAAGTTCATCAGTGAGTGTGGGAGATCAAGTTAGAGCACTTGATTTAAACAACCTTTACGAAGATATCAGAACATCATACAAACATCAAAATGGGGGAGATCCAACAGCGGCACAACTTCAAGAAGTCTCAGCAGGTGAATTGGTGTATGACAACGACACAACAGATTTTAAAGGTTGGGATCAATATGAAGCACTGGCGGCTAACATAACCACAAACAGATTAAATGTTGCCGGTTCACAAATTCAACAGTTTAATTCTACAGTTTCTAAAACAAGAACATCCACATGGAATGGCACAATAGAACACAGATTCAACATGAGTTTTGCCACAGCCAATGACGCAAGATACTTTTTTAATTCAGGCGGAACACTAAAAATTACCACATCAATTTCAGGTGGATCAGGATCAAAAACAGCAGATTGGAAAAACAATATACTTGGGCCAGCAGGCACAATCACTATCAATTACACCACAACTACTAGAAGCGGTGCACAAGGAACTGTAACTTCAACAGGTTGGTATGACTTCAATGTGGGACAAAACTACACAGTGTACAATCAAACAAATGGTGGTACAGGTGTGTACACAGAAAATGATTACTACATCATAGTGAACAAAACATCCACATCTAACCTATACGTAAGAGTGATATTGAGAGATCAAGACGCAGGTGATCAAACAGGTTCAGGTCCTCCAGTGGATGAGAATGTGAATGGTAGTTTGACTTGTTCAGTACAGTACCAAAAATCCATAACTGAAGTGGTCGGTCCGACGCCTACTTTCGCCATAGCATCAGGTAGTACACTCTAAATCATTGACTGATACCAAAAATTTTGCTATAATACAAGCAAAGTATGGAATCTAAAATTAAAGACATAATGGATTACGCAGACAGACTGTCTGTGATCGAGAATCAGAAAGAAATATTGACTAGACAGTTTGAAGAAAACTGCATGACTTACGTTGACGGTCATCAAATAACTATTGACATAACACTGATAACAACCTGTCAAAGTTACGTTGACCTAGGCAGAACTCAAAATATATCTATTCTGGATGATTTTAAATTGCCTGTGGTTGTCGAAGATGCAGAACAATTCTTAATAGATATTTCTGATCAGTATCAACAAGCACTGAATCTTTATCAAACAGAATATTCTAAATTGGTCAAGCAACGAGGAGATTTAGATGCATGATAAAGGTGTTGTGTTACATGCTCACGGAACAAAACCAATCAATTATATACAACAAGCCATATTCTGTGCAAAGAACATAAAAAAATTTTTAAATTTACCAGTAGCATTAATTACTTCGGAAGAACATATATCAAGTGAATACTTTGACCATGTTATCAAGGTAGATCCGAGCAACACAACTCAAAAAAGAAATTTTGTTAATCAAGACACCAGTGAAGAAGTCATATGGGACAATCACAGCAGAGTACACAGTTATGATTTAACTCCATTCAAAGAAACCATTGTGATGGATACAGATTTAATTGTGGGCAACAGCAATCTTTTAAAATGCTTTGATTCCAAGGAAGATTTTTTAATCAACAATGAATCAATATACATCAACAAAAATCATAGAAATGATTTAAAAATAAAATACATGACAAATTTTATCAGCATGTATTGGGCCACAGTGTTTTATTTTAAAAAAACACCAGTCACAAAGAATCTTTTTGACTTGATAAAACACGTGAAACAAAACTATCAATTTTACAGATTTGCTTATGATATCGCAGAAACCAAGTACAGAAACGACTATGCATTTACTATTGCAATCCATATGCTCAACAACTTTGAAATAAAACCAAACAACAAACAACTGCCAATCAATCTTTTTTATGTGACTGACAAGGATAAGGTTTTAAAATTTAGCAACAACACTTGGCATTTTGCATTGCCTAAAAACGACAACACATATTACAGATGCAATATCGCAGATGCAAACATGCATGTAATGAACAAGTTTGATTTGGATAGGATTATACATGAAAACAACTAAAGGATATTTTATCTTTGTACAAGCCAGCGAGCAAAAAGACTATCTCAGTCAAGCAATTGCATTGGCAAAATCAATTCAGATACACAATTCAATCAACCAAGTGAGTATTATGACAAACTGTGTGATGACAGAACAACAAAAACAGTGCTTTGATAGAATATACAGCATACCTGGCATTGATGAAGCTCAAACACAGGAATGGAAGATACAAAACAGACACAAAATTTACACAGCAAGTCCTTACGATGAAACCATTGTGTTGGACAGTGATATGCTGTGCCTCAGTAATATAGATCACTGGTGGAACATTTTAAAACATACTGATCTCTATTTTACAAACAGTGTACAAAATTTTATAGGTGAAACAGTGACAAATAATTTTTATAGGAAAACTTTCATAAAAAATCAGTTGCCCAGCATCTATTGTGGTATGTTTTATTTTAAAAAGACATCATTCAATAACAAATTTTTTGCCTTGTTGACACACGTGATGCAACACTATGATGATTTTGCATTGAAATACTGCAGAGAGCATGTTCAAAAATGGTGCAGTTTAGATGTTGCCACAGCAATCACCTGCAAAATTTTAGGATTTAAAAACACAATAGCAAATAAAAATTTGACTTTTACTCATATGAAATCAAGACTGCAAAATTGGAATGTCGACGAAGACTGGATGAAGGACATGCCAGTTGCGTATGATGACATGTGTAACATCAAAATCAACAGTGTCAGACAGAATGGATTACTGCACTATGTTCAAGACAGTTTTTTAAACACAGATATTAAGAATATTGTAAACAGGTTATGGAAAGAAAAGACATCAAATTTGGCGTAGAAAAAATAGATCATAAGTGGTATTTTCATTTTGATACCAACACTGGAATGGTCAACAGCATGAGTGTGATCAAGGAAAACAGTTCAATTGAAATTCCTGAACAGATGGCATTGAACATACAAAGCGGTGTGGACAATATGGCGTTTTACAAAGTGGTGTTCGAGAATGGTGCATACAAGTACGTCAACACGGTGCAAGCCATCACAGAAGTAAGTGAGGAAAAAAACTATAAAAATGAAAACAAAAATTTTTATAAAATACCAGATGTGTTGCAAGATAGTCAGATTGTGTTAACACATAAGGCAAACAAAATCTTTATCAGTGCCACACAGCAAATGAAAGGTATAATTCAAGAAACGTTTGATCACAAACAATCTAATTCGCACAAATTTTATGTGTGTCAAAAAAATGATCACAGTATTTTACACGCATTGCTTGATGTGGAATTGAACGATCTGGTTCACAAGGAACTGGAGTTTGATATAGGTCTAGAAAAGTCGCAGTGCTCTGTGTATTGTAGAAAGGTTTTTGATTACTGTTATGTTTGATGTATTTTTTATCGATGTAAATGAGCCAAACGCAGATAAAAATTTTGCTCTATTAAAACAAAAGGCACCTTATGCACACAGAATCAGCAGAGTACAAGGTATTCATCGAGCACACAAAAAAGCCGCAGAGATCTGTTTAACCAAGATGCTGTATGTGGTGGATGCAGATGCTGTGATAGAACAAGACTTTAATTTTGATCATGCACCAGACGAATATGACTTACAAACTGTGCATGTATGGCACAGTAGAAATCCAATAAACGATCTTGAATACGGATATGGCGGTGTAAAACTGTTTCCTACACAGCTCACAAGACAGATGAATACAGATAGTGTGGACATGAGTACCAGCATAAGTGATCAATTTAAAGTGATGCCCGCAGTCAGCAACATTACAGAATTCAACATAAACAATTTTCATTCATGGAAAAGCGGCTTTAGAGAATGTGCTAAATTGGCATCAAAAGTCATAGATCGTCAACAGGACGCTGAAACAGAAAAAAGATTGGACACATGGTGCACTGTGGGAGCAGATAAACCATATGGCGAATATACCATTGCCGGAGCCAAGGCAGGCAGACAGTTTGGCGAATTAAATAAAAACACAGACCAGATGAAATTGATTAATGATTATTCTTGGTTAAGAAACAAATACAAAGATGACTTCGCGTAATATCATAAAAATAGCAGATCAAGACATTGTGTTTCTCAGTTATGATGAGCAGAATGCTGAAAAGAATTATGCTGACTTAAAACGTAAGATACCATGGGCCAAACGTGTGCATGGAGTGGATGGATCAGATGCGGCACACAAAGCCTGTGCAGAGATTTCAGACACCAAACACTTTATCACTGTGGATGGTGATACCATAGTGGATCCAGAGTTTCTCAATGTCGAACTGGACACTACTGCAATGGGTTTAAACGACGACTATCAGTTTAGTTGGTGCGGAAACATTAATGTTAATGGATTAAAATATGGCAATGGCAGTTTAAAAATGTGGACCAAAGACTTTGTGCAGAACATGAAAACACATGAAAATACAGATGGTTCAGATGACACACAGGTAGAATTTTGTTACTTTGACAACTACTATCAACTGAATGAAAATTATTCTACCAGCATTATAAACAGTTCACCTGCACAGGCATGGCGAGCAGGATTTAGAGAAGGTGTAAAAATGAGTCTAGACAGAGGATCAAAGGTTAAAGATTTGAACAAAGATATATGGGCAAAAAATTTACACAGATTGTTGATTTGGATGAACGTGGGCACAGATGTGGAACATGGTTGGTGGAGTTGCTTTGGTGCACGGCAAGGTTGTTATTTGACAATGTGTACTGATTGGAATTATTATCTCACAAGAGATTTTAAAGCATTAAATGAATTATGGAAAGAAAATGAAACACACAATGATATCGATCAATTAATGAAGACGTACAGTGAGTCTTTGATATCAAAAGGGATTAATATTGGTTTGGATCCACTAGAGCCTCAGCAGAGTAAATTTTTTAAACAGGTGTATGTGAATAACACAAGACGTTTTAAGTAGAAAGTTTTCCAACTAAAAGATATCTTGTACCTCTTGAATCTTCGATTTCTTCTTGATGCAATACTTTTGCATTTGAAGGCAACTGTTGTATAAATTCTTCCAAGTTGTTCACAGTGTTTGTGTGTCCTTCAATATCATGCATATTGTTAGATGTAAAGGCAAAATAGGATTCACTGTGTGCCAGTGCTTCTAGATGTTTCATAGATTTCATATGTTCACAAGATGTGTTAATAATAACATCAGCACTCATGATTCTACCATGTCTATCTTTATTAAAAACATCACTGGTAATAAAATCAACATTAGTGTAATGATTGAACAACCTATTTTTTGCAATTGATATGACATTGGCATCAATGTCTATCAGTGTGATTCTTTTAACTTGTTTGAAAGCAGGAATAAGGATACTGCCATACCAACCACCCAGGATAACAACTTCACTGTCGGCATCCAATATATTGAGATTGTTCACACTGCTGATTAACTTTTCTTTTGATGCAAACTGATTAGGACTGAACGAATCCAAGAGGTCAGAATTGTTTCTGGCTTCAGCCATAATATTTTTGAATAATTTCGAGTCTACATCCATTTGATTATCTCATCTATTTCTGGTTTTCTATCGTCTTCATATCTGCTCCATCGCTTTAATATTTCATTTCTATAAACTTGTTTATAACCAATTGACATCAGCACAGAGGGTCTATACTTGGAATGAACTAGCCCTGCTTTTCTCCATTTACTAATGTCTCTAAAAAAGCAAGAAGTATATGACAAATCAACATCATATTCCAATAGATATGTTGTGAGATTCTGGATAAACATGCCCACTTCAACCGATACAGAATCACTGATATGATCCACTCTATCAGGAAACTTTTGATCGTAAAACATTCCTTGTCTAACTTGCTCTTGATAAAATTTGTTAGGTTCTCGTGGTTCTTGATGAATGCACAACAAATATGCGTTTTTTTTAATGTGTTCATAAAAAGGATTTTCTTTTCCATTTTCAGTTCTTGTTTGTTGTCCTCTTGCCACTGCACTTTTTTCCGCTTTAATATGATTTTTATGCACCATCTGATGTACTAACTCTTTTTCCTTATGATGCTTAGGACCATACACAAATACTTTGTATGCCATGGCATTATTTTTAGACGGTGTAGTTTTCCATGCTTTCCACAATGCAGATTCAACGTGTTCCTTAGGAGGTATTTTACCTTTTATATATGATCTCACGTGATGTCGTTTTTCTAGCAAGTCAAATGTTGTTGATTGTGTTTTTCCTTTTCGTGCTTGTTTTTTCCAACCCATATATTATACCCAATTTACCACTTCGTTTATTTCTGGTTTAAAATCATCTTCTGGTTTCCACCCCTTTGCTTGTAAATTTTGTGTTCTATATTTTTCGCCATATCCCATAGACATCAACATGATTGGTCTGTGTTTAACAAAAGGCAGGTTGTGCCAATGTTTAACCAAGGTAGGCATACACACAGTATAAGATACATCTATGTCATGTTCCATACAAAACAGTGTGAGATGACTTGCAAACATACCCACTTCAATAGATGTAGTGGTTATGATTTCGTTCACTTGATCTTCAAACATTTCTTGAGCGTAGTGTCCATTTTCTATTGAATGTTGAACATATTTGGTTGGCTTATCGCACACTCTTGCTGTAAAAATTAACAAGTAACTGTTTTCTTTGATATGATTGTAATAAGGATTAACAATCGTTTGTGCTTGTTTTATTTTACCTTCTTTAGCCGCTTGGTCTTCACTGTGTTGTTGTTTTGCAACACACTTGTTCCACACCAATATTTTCTCTTCTTTTTTATCAGGACCTAACACATGAACTGAGTAAGGCATAAAATTGTTTTTAGAAGAAGTGGCTTGCCATGTTTTGTGAAGCAACTGTTTAACAGTTTCATTTGGTATCTGTACATTCAAATTGTATGATGCTACATGCTTTCTTTTCATCAATGTTGATAGTGAGTCCATATTAGTCCTTTTTTATTATCCAATCATTTATAACCAACATATCCAATGCACTTGTGTCGAAAGTTTTCAATGCATCCACAGGCGTTTCCACCATTGGTTCCTGACAATTAAAACTGGTATTCAACAGCATGGGTATGCCTGTAATGTTGTAAAATTCTTCAATCAGTTTGTAAAATTTAAGATTGAACTGTTTGTTCACAGTTTGTATTCTTGCTGTGTTGTCCACGTGTGTGACTCCTGGAATTTTGTCTGACTTTACAGGCACAATTCTACTCATGTACGGACTGGGCTGGTTTGTGTCGAAATATTCTTGATAGTGTTCTTCCAACACACTGGGAGCAAATGGTCTGAAGTCCTCACGTTTTTTAATTTTTTTGTTTATGATATCTTTTATGTTGGGATTGCGTGGATCAGCCAATATGCTTCTGTTACCCAATGCTCTGTTGCCACTTTCTGATCGGCCTTGATACCAACCCACAATTTTTCCTTGTGAAATAGCAGTTGCAACTTCCTTGTACAGTTCACCATTGAAATAGTGTTCTGCTTGGTAATCCATCATCATGGTTTCATGTATTTTTTGATCTGGACCTGCAAACACTGTTGGAATATGAACATTTTGATTCAAAACATAATCGGCGTGCATGTAAGTGCCTAAGGATTGTCCTTCATCACCAACAGCAGGCGGAACATGAACATTTTTATAGTGCTTGGTTAATTCTTCATTCATATATCCGTTGTAAGCCACTCCACCTGCTACACAAATATTGTCGCAAGATTTAATTGGCAGTATGTGTTTTTTAATCAACTCCACAGTGACTTGTTGAAGGGTGTAGGCAATATCTTCTCTCGGAACATTTTTAATCACTTGATCGGCAAAATCAGGCAGTTTATGATTGGCATTCATGATGTACGCTTCAATCATAGCGTGTGCTTGATGACTGTACTTGCCATAACCTGCTAGGCCCATCACTTTGCCAGCATCAAGATATCTAAAGCCAAGGTCTTGTGCCAATCTGTTCCACAATCCGCCTATGGGTATTTGTTTAGAAAAGTCATTTATGAATCCATTCTTTGTGATAAAAATACAATTGAATTGCCATCCTCTGCCATCAATGGCCAATATGTCTGAATCTTCAAATCCAGAAGACAAAAAAGCATATGCGGCATGACTTTGATGATGATCTATGTAGTACACATTGTCTTTGGTGTAATTCTCCCACAATGTCATAGGTTTAAAATTTAAAAAGTTTTTGTTGGTGAAATGTTCATCTAACAAATCACTCACAAATTCTTGTCCTAGATTGGAAACTGTGAAAGCAAACACATTTTCTTTGCTTCTGTTGTTGTATGCATCAAGCACATGTTGTTTAAAAAATGTTTTGCTGGGTGCAGGATCATGTGAATTTGTGGGATTGAGATTGTGTCTCACTCTGTTGTGTCGTTCAATTTGATTGTGGATATCACCATCGTAAGTGTTGTGATCATGTATGTTTAGTGCTACTGAATAGATACTCATTGATCAACTTTTTCCAATGCAATTTTTTCTAAAATTTGCATTTTACGTTGTTGTGGTCTTGGTGGAATTATGTCCATACAGGATCTGCAATACTTTTCAAACTGGAACAGATCAAAGTTCATCATTTTGTCTATATTTTCTTTTGTAACATCAAATTGTCTAGAACCATCAATAACTTTTCTACTGCAATGTCTAATCTTTTGCAATTCAAAATCCACCACAGGCACCAATGGAAATTTAGCACATATACGTCTGTCTAATTCTGGTGCTTGTACCACTGTGTGATCATTGTGATAATCAGGTGATCTTGAATTGTATTCTTTAAACTCTGTGTTTTTGTGCATGAGAAATGACAAGTCATGTTTATCTCTGTATTCAAAATAGCCTGGAGTTTCAATGATCAAGTTGTAATTGTTTTTGTCATTCTCTGGTAAAAAGTCATAGTTGCCTAATTTTTCAATTTTATCACCATAAAAATCTAACACCAAATGTTCTATGTAGATTATTTCTGGATCCTCTAATAGATGAGGATAAAATTTTCTAATCAATGAATTGGACATGATTTGCACAACCAGATTAGGATGCTTTTTGATCTCAGCAATCACTTCATCTAGATTTTTAATCAGTCCCGGTTCTCCACCCAACAAACAGATACGTGTTTTGTATGGACTCAAATATTCAACAGTGCGCCTTAAAAAATCCATGTCCACGTGAAGATTACGCATCTCCAAAGTCCATGCTGTACAATAGTGACAAGATTTGTTGCATGATTTTGATAGATAGAAATCCACCGTGAGATATTCTGAACTTTTTAATTCTGCTAGTGTTAATTGTTTATTCATGTGTTAGATTTATCAATGTGTTCAATAATTACAATATTTATTGACACAAATTTTTGGTTGTACTTGTCTAGGCAATAAATATTGTCATGAACAGAATAGTTGCTTTTGGTTGCAGTAATACTCAAGGACAATCATTGCCTGATTTAGAAGAAGGTGATCATAATGTCAGTCAACATGCTTGGCCGGCTGTTTTGGCAAAAAATTTAGGCTTCTCAGTTTGGAATCGCGGATATGGTGGAGCCAGCAACAAATTAATTTTGCACAGATTGTTAAACACTGATTTTGAAAAAACAGACGTTGTAGTAATCATGTGGACTGCTTTTTGTCGAAGTTGTTTTATTGACACAGATAAAGTTTTACGTATGCTACCATCAGACATTACCAGACCTAGAATAGATAACAAAGAAGCAAATAGACTGCACTCCGCATACTACTATGAACATTTTGATTCAGATTACAATGCTTGGTATGACAGCATGGTGCAAATCAATCTAGCAAAAGCACATCTTGATTCTTTACAACTTAAAAATTTTCATTTCACTTGGGATCCTAGTCCATATCAAGTTAAAAGACCTAATTGGAATAAGGTAAATTTAATATCAAAAAAGTTCAGCAATGTTGACTTTGCTAGGGATAATGATCATCCAGGAGTTAAATCGCAAAAAGCAATGGCTGAATTTATTCAGAAGAATCTAGAACTAATACTTTAAAATTCATTTTTGAACACAACTTTACCTGTCTTAGGGTCAACAACTTGCCAACTTTGTTTGCGTTTTGTCTTTTTAAATTTTGCACATATACTATGACATTCTGGCGGTGCAATATTTTTTTTAAGATTTTTGTAGAATCTTTTCCATTCTTTATGGTTTAAAATTTTGTCAACAGTGTTTGTGCTGTCTATTTTACTTACTTTTAGTAATTTTTGTAACAGTGGATGATTAAGATTGTTTGGTGAATCCAGATAGCAACAAGGAAGAAGTTCTTGTCTATTGGTTATAGCAAAAGATATTTTTCCTTTTATACATTGTGGATCGAGTTTAGACATATATTTTTTTAGTGGCTTTGTAATGTTCATAATTAATTCTATTTCTTCTTGAATTTATAAGTTGAAAGTAAATTTTATTGTCTTTGGCTATTTGCATGGCTGTATCTACATCTTTTTCATTGTACTTGAAGACTATGTATTGCCAAGTTGGTGTGGAACTGAGATATTTTTTTGCTTCTAGCATTATATCGAACAGTTTTACACCATCTTGATTTATTCTATACTTGTTGCTGTCTTTCGGTAGACCGTCAATGCCAAAGTACCACTGACAATTTGGATATTGTTGAAACATTTTCACATACCATTTTTTAGGTTTAAAAGATGATGCTGTATGAATTAATGCTCTTATATTTTTTTTCTTACACATATCTAGAATTTTATCAAATTGAGGATGATGTACTGGATCTGAGTATTGTCCACAAAAGTCAACTCTTGGAAAATAATTTGTGATTACGTCGAATACCTCCAATGATATATCATGTCCTGGAACTTTTTCATTTTTGTCCGTGTAGAGTTTTTGTCTTTGGCACAATGGACACAACAAAGGACATCTATTGGTGATATCTAAATTAACCCAGCCGTCTTTTTTTCTTGTCCAGAATAAATTTGAATGTTTATTTTTCATTAATTGCTTCTTTAATGTATGCAA